AGATGGCCTGGTTCCAAGACGAAAGCCGCAAACTCTCGGAGCGCCTCGCTGTCGCGAAGGAGCTCCGCCAGACGATAGACACTAAGCTCAAGTATTCCGGCGCTGGCGAGGAAGCTGCAGCGGTCGTGGGGCCGCTCGTGATAGTGCGTGACAGGCAAGGAGATTAGACCCTATCCCCACCAGGCGCGGACGCTCGACTCCAAGGCTCGCTACATCGTCATGCTCGGCGGGACGGGCGGCGGGAAGACCTGGTGGGGGCCGGTATGGCTGGCGGACAGGATCCAGAAAGACTACGCGGCCGGCGTGGGCAAGGGAGCCAAATACCTGGCGATCGGGCCGACCGTGGAAATGGTCCGCGACACGATGGTGCCGTACCTCCGGGACCATTACGCCGGCACCTATCTCCAGGGCGCATACAAAGAGCAGAAGAACATCTACGAGCTGCCCACGGGCGGCCGTATCTATTTCCGGAGCGCGGATAAGCCCCAGCGCATCGAGGGCCACCACGTGCGGGCGGCCTGGGTAGACGAGCCCGGGCAGATGAAGGCGCTCATCTGGCCGATTATCAAATCGCGGACGGCATTTCACCGGGCGCCCGTGCTCTTGACCGGGCTACCCGTGGGCCATGAACTGGTACTATCACGAGGTCTTCAAGCGCTGGGAACAGGGCGATCCCGACTTCGACGTGATACAGTTCCGGAGCATCGACAATCCCGAGTACCCACGCGAGGAGTACGAGAAGGCCAAGGCCACGCTTCCTGACTGGCTCTTCGCTATGCGCTACGAGGGACGCTTCAGGAAGCCCTCCGGGCTCGTGTATCCGGAATTCGGCGAGAGGCTCTTCGTCGAGCCGTTCGAGATCCCGCCTGACTGGCCGGTGTACGTCGGCCTCGACCCGGGCGCGTTCTTCGGGGCGCTGTTCCTGGCGTGGCACGACGGGGTCTATTACGCGTTCGCGGAACACTACACGGAAGAGGTGCAGCCGGCCGAGCAGCATGCGCGAGCTCTGCTCGAGCGCAAGCAAGGGACCGTCCTTGGGTGGATATACGACCCGGCGAGGCTGACCGACGTGGTCGAGCTCGCCCAGCACGGGATAGGCCCCCTTGTCCAGGCGAACAACGCGGTCTTGCCCGGCATCATGTCGGCGACAGCCGTCATCAAGAGCGGGCGGCTTAAGGTCATGCGCGGCCGCTGCCCGAATTTCGTGGACCAGATGGAGTCATACAGATTTCCCACGGACCCCGCCACGGGCGAGGTCACAGGGGAGCTCCCGGTAAAGAGACGACCACCTGCCCGACTGCTTCCGGTACGTGATCCACACTCTGGAGGGGACGCCGGAGGAGGTCGAGGAGACGGTCATCTACCACGACCCAGTCACGATTTCACCGATATAGGGGCTTGAGGTCCTCGGGGTCGTTCGAGGCGTCGATCTGGTAGCGTTCGAGGAGGCCTTTCCACCCAAGCACCTGGGCCATCCAGCGGTGATAGAGGCAAAGGGGCCACAGGAGCCCGAGCCAGCCCCGGTAGCCCCGGCGGCCGGCGTCGTAGACGTAGCTGGGTCCGGGGCGCCAGCAGATCATGCAGGATTCGGAGCGGATACGGCGCCGCTCCGTTTCGTTTGAGGATCGCGCCGGCTGAAACGTCTTGACCATGGCACGTCAATTATACCACGAATTATGCCATGAGGCGGTGTTGTGATGAGCCTGCTCCGCGAAGCCGCAAAGTCAATACTGCAGCCAGAGCTCAGCGCGATGCAGGAGGCGATTGCTCAGCGCGACGAGACCCTCGAGCTTCTCCGCGAACGCCTTGCCGAGCTCGAGCTCGCACTCGAGGATACGGGCTGGACGCGCCTGGGCGCTGGCGGGGAACGCGAGTTCTCGCGGGATGCCCTTCGCAGGATAAACCAGCTCGCGCGGCTCTACTGGCTCAAGAACCCCTTGGTCAAGCGAGCCGTGCTCACGCAGACGCAGTACGTCTTCGGCCAGGGGGTCACCATCCAGGCCCGCCACGCGCTCGTGAACGAGGTGATCCAGGAGTTCCTCGACGATCCGAAGAACCAGGCCGAGCTCACGAGCCATCAGGCGCGCATGATCAAGGAGACCGAGCTCCAGTGCTTCGGCAATCTCTTCTTCGTGTTCTTCGTCAACAAGAGCACCGGCCGGGTACGGGTGCGCACGATCCCGGTCGACGAAATTGAGGAGATCATCACGAACCCCGAGGACTCGAAGGAGCCGTGGTTCTACAAGCGGGTGTGGACACAGAATCGGCTGGACCTTGCCACCGGCCGGAGCGTGCCGGAAACACGAACCGCATACTATCCCGATTGGCGTTACCAGCCCGCAGGCGCGAAGCCCATGACGATCGGCGGCCACCCCGTGGAGTGGGACACGCCTGTTTTCCATGTCGCTGTGAACAAGCTCAGCGACATGAAGTTCGGCGTGTCCGAGATCTACGCCGCATTCGACTGGGCGCGCGCCTACAAGGAGTTCCTCGAGAACTGGGCCACGATCGTCAAAGCCTACGCGCGGTTCGCCTGGCAGGTTACAACCAAGGGCGGGGCCAAGGGCGTCACGACCGTCAAGGAGAAGTTCAAGACGGCGCTTACCACGCAGGCTAGCGAGACGAACCCGCCGCCGGCGACGGCGAGCATGTTCATCGGCACAGAAGGCGTCAAGCTGGAGCCCGTGCGCACTGCGGGGGCCACGACTCACGCGGACGACGGACGGCGGCTGCTCCTCATGGTGAGCGCGGCCACGGGCATATTCGAACATTACTTCGGCGATCCATCGTGCTATTCTGCCGATACTGAGGTTCTTACTGATAGAGGCTTCATGCGGCACGATGAATGGAAACCTGGCATTCGGGTGGCCTGCTACAACCCCGAGACTGACCGGATAGAGTTCCATCATCCCTTCGAGCTCCGGGTATTCGACTACGAGGGCGACCTGATATGGTTCAAGAATGCCCAGACAGATATACTAGTCACGCCGAATCACCGGATGTGGACGGCGCCGCACAGCCAGTGGAAGCGTAAGCCGAGTCTAGGTGAAAGCGCCAAGGGGCGCCCAGGCAGGCCTCGCGTCGCAGACGGCGGCGCGCCGATGCTCGATCGGAGTTGGCGATTCGAGGAGGCCCGCTTCCTCGAGGCCAATGGCCGGGCGCATGGATGGACGTTCAAGGCCGCTGCTCCATACGATGGCAAGCATCTTGAGGCGGTGGACACGCCGATCGGCACTGTTGACTCGCGGGTCTGGGCGCGGTTCATGGGGTATTGGCTCTCAGAGGGCTCAACACTAGGACCCCATAAGCGCAATGGTGCCAGGCGCGAACGTGTGTTTTATCGCGTCATGCTGGCGCAGAAACCCGGGCCTGTGCTGGACGAGATGGAGCGGACCCTGAAGGACCTTGGGCTTCAGTATCATCGCACGGTTGCTCCTTCAGGGGTCGTGACGCTCACAGTTGTCCACAAAGACCTGTGGACATACCTGAGAGAGAAGGCTGGCACGGATAGCAAGAACAAGCGTATCCCGCGCGAGTTGTTGACCGCAGGGGAAGAGGAACGTCGGGCACTCTTTGACGCTCTCATGGAGGGGGACGGAGGGCTCTCCGGCCGTTCCCTTCGGTACAGCACCGCCTCCTGCCAGCTCGCTGACGATATGCAGCAATTGGCGCTGTCTCTTGGATTCGGCGCCACCGTGACGAGTGAAACCCGCAAGTACCGGGGTGTCGAACGCCGCATCTGGAGGGTATGGATTCGTCGCGAGTGGACAGAGACCAGAATCAAGCCCTCCCATGTGTCCAGGGTGGCTTACAGTGGAAAGGTCTACTGCTTCCACCTGCCTCATCACATCTATGTGACGCGGCGCAATGGCAAGATCGCTATCCAGGGCAATACCGGCAACCTTGCGACGGCCAAGTCCATGGAGCGCCCGATGGAGCTCATGTTCCGCGACAGGCAAGAGCTCTGGAAGGACGTCCTCCACGACATCCTGCAGTTCGTAGTGGACTGCTCCGCCCGGGCGCCGAACGGCAAGATCCCCGGGCGGGTGGAGCGGAACGAGTACGGCGAGGAGGTCGTTGTACTCGCGAACGACACCGAGAACGAAGATCCCAAACTGCGGGATAAGCCTATCGACCGGCACATAGACGTGACCTTCCCGCCACTTCTCGAGCACGACGTGGAGAGCCGCGTCAAGGCCATCGTGAGCGCCGCGACGCTCGATGGTAAGCCGCCCGCCGGCACGCTTGAGCTCAAAGACATCACGAGAATGCTGCTGGTCGCGCTCGGCGAGGACGACATAGACGAGATTCTCGATCACATGTTCCCGCCCAAGGGCGAGGAACAGGCTCAGGAGCCCCAGGAGCCGCCGACCGTGGAGGCCATGATGGTCGAGGCTGTGCGGGAGCTACGGAAGGCGGTGGCCGAGCTTGCGCGCGAAGAGGCTGCTTGAGGCACTCGACAGGTTCCTCGAGGCGGTCCACGACATCGAGCGGCAGAGGGCCCTCGGCGCGCTCGTCAAGACTCTCGAGGCCGCGCTCGCGAAGGCCTTCCACGAACAGGGCAAGCTCTTCCTGGGCCGACTCGGCAAGGCGGTAAAGCCCGACGACCCGGCGGAGCTTGCATCGCTCGCCTGGGAGGCGGCATGGCTCGAGGTCGCCGAGAAGACCGCGCCGGCCATGGCGAAGGCAGTGGACGCAGCGGCCCGCAAGGCGCTCCTCGCCGGTGCGGCAAGGCAGATCGCCGAGCTCGGGCTGGCGCTCAGCTTCGACCTGAAGAACCCGCGCGCCGTGGCGTTCCTCCAGGACTACGGGGCGACACGGATCACCAAAGTCAACGATACCACAAAGGAGATAATCCGCGGGATCCTCGTCCAGGGCGTCGAGGAAGGACAGAGCTACAACAAGATCGCGCAGGCCATTAGCGAGCGGTTCCACGAGTTCGCCGTCGGCAAACCCCAGGAGCACATCGACTCGCGGGCGCACCTCGTGGCCGTGACCGAGACCGCGAACGCGTACGAGGAGGGCAACATGATCGTCGCCCGGGAGATCCGGGACGCCGGCATCGAGCTCGAGAAGCATTGGCTCACCGTGGGCGACGAGCGCGTGTCCGACGGGTGCCAGGAAAACGAGGAGGCCGGCTGGATTCCCCTCGACGAGCCGTTCCCGTCGGGGGACGATAGGCCCCCGCGCTTCCCCGGCTGTCGTTGCGACCTCCAGATTCGGCGCAAGGAGGACTGAGGACGTTGCCCTGGACCTTGGACGACGTTGAGAAGCATATCAAGGGACTCACGGACAAGCAGAAGCGCGTCTGGGTTCGCGTGGCGAACGACGCGCTTTCTCGTTGCATAGAGGCCGGCGGCACGGACGAGACTTGCGCGCCGCGGGCCATCAGGCAGGCGAACGCTGCCGTGAAGGGAGTGAAAGAGAGCGTGTTTATCAGCGAAGCGGCCACGATAAAGGCAAAAGTGCAGGGGCTTCTCAGAGCGGCAGATGTCTTGCTCAAAGACAGAGACTTGCCGGCGACCGTGAAGATGCAGGTCCAGAACCTGCGGGCAACCCTCAAGAAGACCTGGTCCGACCTCGAGGCTGAAGGTGAGCCCGAGGACAAGGATACGAAGCCCGAGGGCGGCGAGGGCAAGGCCGAGCCCGCCGGCAAGGGCGGGGAGGCGAGCCCGGCAACGGAAGCTGCTCGCTGGCTCGCGGAAGCCGAGACCATCCTCAAGAGGGCAGACTCCCTGCGGGCTACGGAGGACCTCATCCGCCAGGCCCTTGAGAAGAAGTTCCCCCCGCCCGCGGGCAAGGACTACCTGCGGCCGTGGATCAGGGACTTCTACGGGGATACGGTGATTTACGAGCTCGATGGGAGGCTTTATCAGGTAGCCTTCACCGTCGACACCACCAGCGGCACGAAGAAGGTCATCCTGGGCGAGCCCAAGGAGGTGGAGGTCGCCTATGTGGTGGCCGGCGAAGCCGCGAGGCCCACGAAGACTGAGGACGGCAAGGCCTTCCCTGCGTCGGACTACGCATACGTGCCGGACCCCGAGAAGCCGAGCACCTGGAAACTGAGGTTGACCGCGACACCCGGAGGCCCGCCCGATCCGCACATCGTCGGCGCCGCGATCGCCGCCCTGGGCAAAGGGTTCCGAGGCCAGAAGGTCGAGATCCCGGCGGCTGACCTGCCCAAGGTGAAGGCGAAAGTTCGGGCGGCCTGGAAGAAGGCGAACCCGGACAAGGATGAGGATGAGATGCCGCCCGTCATTCGCGAGGCTGACGAAGGTCACGACCTCGCGGGCGAGTTCGTCCCGCTCATCGAAAAGGCCGTCAGGCGCGATGGCACCGTGCCTATCAAGATCATCCAGCCAGGGTGGGGCGCAAGCGGCTACTACTCGAAGGAGACGCTCGAGCGCGATGGGCCCAAGGTGTTCACGAAGGGCCTCAAGATGTACTGGGACCACCCGACCGCGACTGAGGAGGCCGAGCGGCCCGAGCGAAGCCTCCGGGATCTGGCCGGCGAGTTCGTGACCGACGCCAAGTGGCGGGACGACGGGCCGGCCGGGCCTGGGCTCTACGCAGACGCTAAGATCTTCGGCCCCTACAAGGAGGCTGTCAACGAGCTCGCGCCCCACATCGGGGTCAGCATCCGGGCCCTGGGCAAGGCCAAGATGGGCGAGGCCGACGGCAGACAGGGCCCCATCATCGAGCGGATCGTCGCAGCAAAGAGCGTGGACTTCGTCACCACGCCCGGCGCCGGCGGGAAGATCGTCGAATTGTTCGAGGCTGCACGCGGGCGAGCAGAGCCCGTCAGCGTATACGCCGTGACGTTGGAGGAACTGAAGCGCATGCGACCCGACCTCATCGAAGGACTGAGACGCGAAATCAAAGCGGCCGTCTACGGCGAAAAGGACCAGTTGGAGGAGGCGAAAAAAGTGACCGAGCAGGAGCTTGAGCAGCTCAGAGAGGCGAACAAGGGCCTGCAGGAGGAGAACGCCCGCCTCAAGGAGGCTCTCATCCTGCGCGAGGCCAAGGACTTCCTGGGCGAGGCGCTCGGCAAGGTCGAGATGCCTGACCTCACGAGGACAAGGCTCCTCGAGAGCCTGAGCCGGAACCCCGCCGTCAAGGATGGCAAGCTCGACAAGGACGAATACGCGAAGAAGATCACCGAGGCCGTCAAAGCAGAAATGGACTACCTGGCGCAAGTGACCAAGAGCGGGGCCATCAGGGGCATGGGGTCTGGCGACGTGAAGCTGGAAGAGGTCGAGAAGACTCTGCAAGAGTCCTTCGCGCGTCTGGGCCTGAGCGAAAGCGCGGCCAAGATCGCGGCGAAGGGAAGGGGGTAATCGGACATGGCGGCCAACAGAAAGTTCGAGCACGGCCGGAAGCTCTATCTCCCGGTTCCGGCCGGCGTGGTCTCTGGCGACCCGGTGGTGGTCGGCCAGATGCCCGGGGTAGCGCTTACCGACCGTGATGCTGACGGGAACGCGACCGTTGACTTCGGGGGCGTCTACAACCTGAGCGTGCAGGCCATCGACGAGGCGGCAACTCCGCCGTGGCCGTCGGCGACATCATCTACTACAACGCGGCCGACGTCCCGAAGCTCAACAAGAAGAACACCGGAGTCCGGTTTGGCTACGCTTTGGAGGCGGTCGCCGCAGGCGCCACCGCCATCATCGCGGTCAAGCTGGGCTACTAGGGGGTGCGACGGAATGGAGTTCCTGCAGGTAATTGAGTCGATCCGGGCCGAGGAGGCGTCGATCCAGAAGCTCTTCGGCTCCGAAGGGCCAGGGCGTGCGCTCCGTCCGCGGGCGCGCGAACCCTGAATACATGTCGCGTCTCGCGGAAGCGGCCAAGTTCGTGGCGGACGTCATGGAGGGCAGGCGTCCGGCCTATCATCTCCGCGAGGCCCTCACCACGAGCGACTTCCCGCTCCTCTTCGGGGATATTCTTGACCGCCAGCTCCTCGCGAACTACCGCGAGGCGCCGGCGACGTACCAGAACTACTGCAAG